GGCTGGGCTGTTTTCCTAGAAGGTTTTATTTAATGGCGTTGTCTCGCCATTTTGTTGCTGTTTCGGTCAGACCGCGTATACTCTGTGGGAGGCTACAGGGCTAACTTACTAATGGGTTTCACTTGCGGAACTTTGGGAACTTGACTCCGCGGGTGACAGGAGAAGAAGTCTTCTTCTTGGACTCAACAGCTACAGCTGGTGGGCCCGAGATCAGACGGACTACTTGGGTTCCTTCTTCCTTTTCCGGCTGCTTCTTGCGCTCGAGTAAGCCGCTAAGCATGCCGGCGCCTCCACCGACCGCGCCAGCAATAGCCTTGATGGCGGGGTGGGGAATGGCAGTGGCGATCACAGGGGCAATCTTAGAAATTGCTCCCAGAACCATCCGGAAGTAGTCGCCGGCACTATTCATGCCGACAGGTACTGCGAACGGGACCTGTGAGATTGCCATTCCATACACTTCGATGGCGATTGGGTCGAAGGCAGGGCTTGGAGTGGCGGATGACAACAGAATATCTCCGGGAACAGGGAAATACTCTGTGATGGTCCGGGACGTCACTTGAATTGTGCTCTCTGCTGAGAGGCCGGAGAAGAATGCGAAACCGCACTCAAACTCGTTGGTGGAACACGCTGAATGGGCCACGTAATCTGTGCCGCTAGTGCCGACAGATTGGTAGACCAGGAGCGAATCAGCGCCACCGGCAGCTACCACGCGAGTGCGGTATGCTGCCTGACGGTGTTCCAGAGCCTCTATTGCCAGGTTAAATGACTCGAGCCGAGGGATCACGTAGCAACCCTTCCCAGCCTCCCATTGCGAGGAGCCGGGTATTGAGGTTGCCTCAGCCACAGTGCGCGGGGGGCCGCACATGAGGCGAGTGACAGAGTCGTAAGTAGCGAGAGGGGCGGCATTAGTGTCTTTGAGGCGGGCACTATAGTCGCTGCGAGCAAAGTTCTGTTGGCCACAAACCACAGAGCCCTGTTTGTGCAGGGTTGCGGTCGTGTTATGAGCTTCGAAGGCACAGGCAATCGTCCTACCCGGGGTCGCTTGATTACGGCCATGCAGGTATTGGATTGTGTGAGTGCCACCAATAGGGAACATCGGCGTCCCAGCTGGCACGCTCATAACCACGTAGGAACCCCAGTTGGCTGTCGCATTAGTACCACTGTCGTATTCTGCATACTGCCAGTTGGCGACAGACACGCTCGTCATGGGGGTTGGGATTGTGGTGATGGAATCGAGACCGGTTGCAAACACGAGGCAATCCCAGTTCGCCGCGCCTGGCGCAGCGACTGAGACCGTCTCCTGATACAACTGAACGTTGCTCATTCCTCCATTCAAGTCAGGGAATCCTTCCAAGTCCAGGCGGTAGTCATGGAACGGGTCCATAGCGGACACGAACCAGGCCTTTCCCTGGCTGGTCATCGGGATCTTCTTTAGGGTTTCCATAGTAAGTATAGTAACTAAGTATAGTTTGGTCGACCGAAACCGGAGTTTGTTTAGGTCACCAACTCAAGCAGGTTGCCGTTTCGGCGTATCCTGCTTTCAATCAGCGGCGCCATCCAAGGCTGCAGCTGATTGGGCCACGCGCCACCCTCCACACCGACTCTCTTCTTCCAGTTATCTTCTTGATAAGCATCTGGGACTTGGATCAATTTGGCTCCCGAGATCCTTAAGAGTTCGTCAGCTATATATTCCCCAACAACTGGGGTGTTGCCATCACTTAGACGAAGTGAATGCAATTTTTCGTAATAGCGTGTGAGGTGATATCGCTGCGGCAAATTTGCACAAGAGCTAATATGAATCTTTAGCATGGTGCGTGCTGGGTCGCAAATCGAGTCGCGCCCGCCCCATTGGAAATACCGAGCTAAGAATGAAAATGGTTCACCTGGTTGCCTAACAAGGCACTTCAATGTGAACCCACATTCTTTCGCTGATCTCTCAACGGCAGGTATCTTTGCAGGATCTGCAAAACAGATACCATCGTCACCACCAACTACAGACCAATTAAACGCATCTTCTCCAATAGCATTGTACAACATGAACATGTTCAAATAACTATTCATGAGGCAGGTGTCCGGAGCACCAGACGATCTGGCCCCACCTGTTGATTTGCCTTGCGTCTTGAAACCGCAAGTCATCGGAGTTAGTTTAAGTATCTGTGAGTCGCGTCCAAAAGCCCGTTCATAAATCATATTCTCCAAAACGCGCATATTAGGCGTGATGGAACCATCATAGCGAGACATGTCCGTCTCAATACATACTAGCTGTCTGATGGCAGCATCCCTAGACATTGCGGCAATACGCGTCGCCAATAGGTCGGGGCTACACCCGAAGGCAAACCATTTGGCTGCATGTAACTTGTCTTGCAAAGGATAGACATAGGGGTACATGCGAACTTGTACTGTTGGGTCTAAGGGAGCAATGATTCGGGGGTCTTTTAGAGAATCATAAGTCTCAGCTTTTATGAATATCTTAGGATTAGAGAAGATTGGAAAGGCATACAAGCCCTCTCGTTGCTTCTCACGGTTCTTGGCGGGGATGCGCGCGATAGCTTCATCGTCGGGCATCTTCGTTACATCCAGCAACCCCAGTTTCTCCAAATGGTCGACAAAAGCTTTGAATTTTGGTCGTAGCACCTTCAAGGATGCTACTGTCTTCTGAGCCTTTTGCTGAACCTCCAGCACTCGCTTCTGCTGGGCTATGGTTTTGTTAACTGGGTCACGGATTGGACTGACCACGGGGTTGCCCCTAACTGCGTTAGGGCCAACAGGTGTCACGCCAACTGTGGCTTTCCTTATGATATTCAACTTCTTGGGATGGGCTGCAGTGTACGCAAGGCCTTGTGCCGTCTCCTTATCCCCTTCAGTGTTGTGTAATGAACAAGCACATTCGACACGGCGTTTAATATCAAGAGTCTTTGGTGCCGTTTGGGGTTTAGGAGCGTCAGGGGCTTTGGCCTCTCTGCTCTCTGGGGGGACAATCTCCAGCGGAGTGCCGGAGTGTGTCACGTCTAGAGTTGGGTTAGCAGCAGCCAAGAAGGGTGCAAATTGTTCCAACACAAAAGGAAACCGCTCCTCTGAGATTACGGTAGCATTGTGCTGGCTGAGTTGTTGTCCACCTATGGAGCGGAAAGCATCCACGGCACGCGCAACGGTGTCGTGGGGCAGTGTCAATGCCTGGGAGAACCGGCCTGCATGGGCAAAAGTCACATACAGCTTGTCAGCGATCCAGGTCTCGAAGGCAGCCCAACAGCCGTGGGTCACCTTCAACCGCTTCAACTTCGCGGCCTCTCTATTAATCAGGGATGAGCACCAGTACAACCACCAGGGCAACTTGATATGAGGTACGAGCAATATCACTTGCCGCCCATGCGGGAAGGATACCCTCTTCAGGCGGTACCAAGTTGTAACTGGAAATAGGAAATACCTCCAATAGGTGCTAGTCAAATAGTCACTAGGGTAGTTCCAGATTTGGTGGCTACAGGTGTATCCGCCATGCGACTGGTAATGGCACACGTCTCCTTCGAACCAGTAATGAATGCTATCCGCATTTCCAGTCACTGATTGGGGGGCAAAGGTGTACATTACTATAGGGCGGAAGTCCTTTAGTAGTTGAGGCATGTTGACATAGTAGTCCACGTCGACCAAAATGCGTATGCTGTCGTCAGGCTCAGAGCAACCAGGCTTGGTATCAACAGGATCCAATAAGTATCCCGTGCCGGGTTGGTCGGAGCCGCCCTGTTGTATATCATATCCTTGAAGTTTTGAGGCTTTAACGATACGTTGAACAAGCAGTTCAGCATTGTGGCGCACTTCGTGTGCTGTGCGATGTGGATTAATGTCACTCTTTGGAATGAAGGGTAACTGCACCTTCCAGGAGGACATTGGTAGAACGCAGCGATCAAACAGCTGCGTCTCTCCGGTTATCATACACCGCCTAACGAGCCCGAAAACAACCTTTGACACAATAGCCATCGGGTTTTCACGCGCATAAGCGCTGAGGCAGGTTAGGGTGAGCCAAGTCAAGGTCAGGACTAGGATCAGGGTGCATAATGCAGCAAGCGCGCTCAGTAAATAAGTCGCGCTGAGAAAGTCAATAAGACTACAGGTTAAGTTTGAGAGTATACTAACTTGATCCATTACCTTAGAT